GTAAAGCCTTGCCTAAAATGAAGGGCCAAGTTGGAGAGTCTCGTATAAAAGTAATTGATAAATACTATGATTGGGGCCTTTATGTTTATAAGAAATCAAATGGAAAATGGTTTACCGATGGAACTGGATCTGTTTTAAATATTCCCGCTATGAAAGGGGACATATCAAAAATATCAGAATTAAAAAATGCCGCAAAACACTATGGAGACCCAGGAGACGGTGAGTGCATTTTTGTTCCAGGTTTAAATAGAATTTCAGAAGAAGAATATTCAGAACAAAAAGACAGAATGTCTCAAGGGCTAATACCAAATATGAACGATTTAGGAGCAGTGCACGCAGCGCAGCAAACAGTAAAGAAATGGGGATCAGACGACTAATGAGTGAAGAAACGCAATACAATATTGGTGCAAGCATTGATGAGTTAGTTGATATAAATGATCAATTTAAAAAAAGCGATCCTTTTAATAAAACTTGGGATGAATTAAAAAATTTAACTGGTTTAGATAATAATTTTAAAAGACGTGCTGCAAGAATGTCCAAAGTAGAAGCAAGTCCAGCATACATGAATAGTGCTCTTGCAATTAGTTCAGGACGTGATGACGCAAAATCTAAAGAAATTAATCCAGGAGTTTTGTATAGAAATGCTTATGGTTTATTTGATGTTATTACCCCACCATGGAACGTTTATGAATTGGCAAATTATTACGATACATCTTTTGCTAACCATGCAGCAATCGATGCAAAAGTAGAGAATATTGTTGGACTTGGTTACAAATTTGAAATTTCTCCCAGAACAATGTTAAAACTAGAAGCATCTATGGATACTGCATCAACCGACCGTGCTCGTAAAAGAATTGAAAGATCAAAAATTGAACTTACAGACTGGCTAGAAAGTTTAAATACAGATGATTCATTTACAACAACTATGGAAAAAGTTTATACAGACGTGCAAGCAACAGGAAATGGTTACCTAGAAATTGGAAGAACTACAAGAGGAGAAATTGGGTATGTTGGACATATTCCTGCAACAACAATGCGTGTGCGTCGCATGCGTGATGGTTTTGTTCAAATTATTGCAAACAAGGTAGTTTATTTTAGAAATTTTGGGGCTAAAAATCCTAATCCAGTCACACTAGACAATCGTCCAAATGAAATTATTCATTTAAAACAATACTCTCCATTAAACACATTTTATGGAGTGCCAGATATTATTTCTGCCATTTCTTCATTACATGGAGATCAGTTGGCATCTCAATACAATATAGATTATTTTTCTAACAAGGCTGTTCCAAGATATGTTGTTACATTAAAAGGAGCAAAACTTTCTTCAGATGCTGAAGATAAGATGTTTAGATTTTTGCAGACAAATTTAAAAGGACAATCTCATAGAACTCTTTATATTCCTCTTCCCGGAGATAGCGATAACAATAAGGTTGAGTTTAAAATGGAGCCAATTGAAAATGGTATTCAAGATGGTTCTTTTAAAGAATACAGAAAACAAAATCGTGATGATATTTTGATTGCTCATCAAGTTCCATTATCAAAATTAGGGGGATCTGATTCTTCTGCAATTGCAGCAGCCCTATCCCAAGATCGTACATTTAAAGAGCAAGTTGCAAGACCAGCACAGCGCCAAATAGAAAAAATGATTAATAAAGTTATTCGTGAAAAAACTGATATTTTAGAATTTAAATTTAACGAACTAACACTTACAGATGAAATTGCTCAATCTCAAATTCTTGAAAGATACGTAAAGACTCAAGTTATGCTTCCAAACGAAGCAAGACAGCAACTTGGACTCCCTCAAGCGCCACATGGAGATGAACCATTTCAATTAAAACCACAAGACGCAGCAAATGACACTGCAAATCGACAAAGAGATTCTGAAAGAACAAATACTCAATCTGACGGGGCAGCAACAGTTTCTGGTAGAAATCCAAAGGGTTCTGGCAGAGCGTCTCAATAATTGAGATATTGTAAAAAAAGTGCCTTATACTATACAGTAAGATGATTATAACTAAGGCCCAATGGAACACTGAGGGCGAGCAACTTCGACTTTCAATGCCTTTTAGTAAGGTAGATAAAGAAAGACGCACAGTTTCAGGCTTTGCCACATTAGATAACGTTGACAAACAAGATGACATTGTTACAACAGAAGCAAGTTTAAAAGCATTTAAAAAATTTCGTGGAAACATTCGTGAAATGCATCAGCCATCTGCTGTTGGAAAAATGGTTTCGTTTAAAGAAGATAAATATTATGATACAAAATCAGAAAAAATGTACAACGGAGTTTTAGTTTCTGCATATATTTCAAAGGGTGCACAAAATGCATGGGAAAAAGTTTTAGATGGAACATACACAGGATTTTCAATAGGTGGAAAAATGAATAAATGGGACGAAGCATATGACGATCAAGTACAAAAACAAATTAGAGTTATTAAAGATTATGATTTAGTAGAATTGTCACTAGTTGATAGTCCAGCAAACCAATTTGCAAATATTGTTTCTGTAGAAAAAGTAGATGGTGTAGATATTGTAAAAGGTATGGATACACCAATTGAAAATGTTTTTTGGGATAAAGAATCTGGAATTGTTATGGTTTCAGAAAATGAATCAGAATTAAGCCCTACCTCTGGTATTCAAATGCAAAACATAGGTTTCGTTGAAAAAACAGACAACGAGAAAACAAGCATGATCAAGTTCTTAGTTGAAAGTGCTAATGGCACAAGTATTTCTAAGATAGACAAGGAGGAAAATCCTATGGCAAAAACAACAAAAAAAGAAGCAACAGAAATTGTTGAGAAATCTATTGCTACTGTTGAAGATGTTCAGGTCGCTCCACAAGAAGATGCCGTAGTTGAAGTTGCTGAAGTTACAAAATCAGAAGATGTTGTAGCAGAAACAATTTTAACAACCGAGCAGGCTGTGGTAGCAGAAGTAACTAAGGCAGAAGAGCCAACAGTTTCAGAAGTTACTAAGTCTGAAGAGGTAGTTTCTGAAGTTAAGACTGAAGAAGTATCTAAGTCTGATGTAGTAATTGCAGAAGCAGTTACAGAAATCAACAATACTCTCACATCAGCCTTTGGCGATCTAGTTGCAACCGTTAAGTCTCTGCAAGAGCAGGTTAATGCAATTACAAAATCAATTGGAGCAGTAGCACAAGATGTTTCTGCAACAAGAGATGAGTTTAATGAATTTGGAAAGCGTGTAGATGCCGTTGAAGCAGATACAGCATTCCGAAAATCTGGCGATCTCGGTGAGATTGTTCAGGAACAACCAGAAATGGTTGAGAAATCCCTATGGGGCGGACGTTTCCTCAAAACAGCCGATCTATTTAGATAAATCACTTAGGAGGTGTAATAATGTCGGAAGAAATTAAGAAAAACCAGCCAGGTACAAGCGGACAACTGGGCGGAACAACTCCAGGCCTTTACCAAGGTCAGGGTGCATTCGCATCAGGTTCAGACGCAGCAGCAAACGTACCGGGAAATTACGGTGATGGTGGAGAACTTGGAAATATTCCAGTCGCACTAGCAGGCGTAACAACAGGCGCAAACGCAGTAAACCCTTCAGGTGATGTCGGAAGCGGTATTCTTCGTCCAGAACAAGCACGTCGTTTTATTGACTATGTTTGGGACGCAACAGTACTTGCTCAAGATGGTCGTCGTGTAACAATGAAGGCTAACACCATGGAACTTGAAAAAGTTAACGTTGGTGAGCGTGTAATCCGTGCTGCTTCACAAGCAGTTGGTGACTACACTAACGCAGGAGCAACATTCAGTAAGGTAGAACTTACAACCAAGAAGATTCGTCTAGATTGGGAAGTTGCAGCAGAAGCACTAGAAGATAACATCGAAGGTGCACAACTAGAAGACCACATCGTTCGTCTTATGACAAACGCATTTGGTAATGACATTGAAGATCTAGCCATTAATGGTGACGGATCAACAGGATCATTCCTTTCAATTATGGATGGTTTCGTTAATAAGGTCAAGACAGATGGAGATGCTCACGAGTCAGAAGTGACCGTAGTAGATAATGCTTGGACAACAGGCGTTATGCAAGATATCATCCTAGCAATGCCACGTAAGTATCGTGCTATCAAGCAGAACCTAAAGTTCTATGCTGGTACAGATGCTTTCCAAGGTATTGTTAAGAATAATGGTACTCTTGCAGATGCTGTTGCAGAGGCTTTTGCTGGTCAAGTACCAGGAAGCACTCAAGCAAATCGTCAAGACTACCTAGATGGAATGGGCCAAACATTCGGTGGAGCACGTACAACTCGTGTTCTTGGTGTTGCGGTTCAAGAAGTTCCTTACTACCCTGCAGGCTATGTAGATCTTACATTCCCAGCAAACCGTGTATGGGGTTTCCAACGTGATATCACTGTTAACCGTGAGTACAAGGCAAAGAAAGACACTGTAGAATATACAGTATTTGTTCGCTTTGGTATTCAATGGGAAGAGCAGGATGCAATTGCGTTCGCTGACGCTGCTTCAGATTCTTAATCTGTAAACAGTTTTTGGGGGATGAGAGTTAATTCTCTTGTCCCCCTTTTCTATTTATAATGATATAATACAAGAAGGAGGATACTATGTCTGATGTTAAACAAAAAAATATACAATCCCTTGGACCAATTGCTGATAATGTATTTGGTACTGTTGTTGCATCTTCAGAGTCATTCTCAGAAATCAAAGAAAAAAAAGAAAAGCCCGTAAAAGACAACGTAGCCATATATTCTAACAAAAACATATACTCTTCAGGTTTTGGAAAAATATTAAAAGGCTACAACATAGTAGAAAGAATTAATGCTGAAAAATGGCTTACAAGGCCAGGGATTAGAATTGCAAGTCCAGAAGAGGTAGCAAAGGAGTACGGTCTATAACATGGATATATTAAGAGTTCCTACATACCCTAAAGTAACTACCTGGGATGTTCCAGATGCAAATAGTGACTATACAATTTACGTTGAAGATTTGGCAGATCATGTGTTACAGAGTTCAAATGTAACATCTACGACAGGCTCTAAAGTTACATATGCATTTCCCCAGTCAGATTTATTATTGGATAGAAATTTTTTGTTTCAAGTATTAGACGAAGATGAAAACATTGTTATAGAGGACACAATAGAAATAAAAAGACCATACATTGACCCAAACCTGCTTGGATCAACCGCATCTGAAGTATCAGAATACACACAGTTAGAGATGATTGCTAGATCAATTATAGATACAGTTGTCCAGGGTGGTTTTTATAATTCAAAAGAAATAATTCAAGGAGTCGGTCAAGGCTCTGATTATTTTAGTATTTGGAAAAGGTTTAACAAAATTTTAAAAGTATACGAAAATAATATTTTAATTTATGATTTTGAAACTCCAGATGACAACATATACACATTTAATATTACAGCCGACAACTCAGGAATACAACGTTATTTTGATTCACAGTATAACCGTGTTGAACAAGGTTCAATTGTGTTACCACCAGCATACGGAGATTTGGGGTCTGTTGGAAGTGGAAGAATTGTAGACTTCCCAAGAGGATATGATTATATTTTTGTTTTAGACGCAGGATATAAAACAGTTCCCGAAGATGTAAAATATGCCACTACTTTATTAATAGAAGATTTAAAATGTGGAAAATTAGATTACTACAAAAGATATGTTACTTCATACGACACAGATCAATATAAAATTCAATTTAATAAGAAAATTTTAGAAGGTACTGGAAACATGATAGTTGATAAAATTTTAGACAAATATGTAACCAATATTGTCAAACCTGGAGTGATTTAATGTTATGCGAACCAAATGACTTTATACATCCAATGTGTGCAGATATTTATTATGCAATATCTACCCAAGGTGGTTATGGAGAAATAAAAAAAGAATGGCTAGTCGATAGAACAATTGCCTGCAATGCTGCCCCTTCTACTAGAAAAAATATTGAAGAATTAGATCCAAAAATGATTTCTCAACTTAACAACAAACTAATTGCAAGATCCTCAACAGATCTAAGAATTTCATCTCTTGATAAGCCATATGCAATTACTGACATATTGATTACAAACGTAAGAGATATGCATGGAAATATGATATATAAAGAAACATCTGGTATTCGTTCTGGAAAAGGTACAATCTATGAAATTGCAACAATACAGCCCTTTGTCGGCCCTTTTGGAAACGTAGAGTCATATCAGATGGTTTGGAGACGTACCGAAAGCCAAGCGTCGGTAGATTAATGTTAGTTAGGTTAAATACTAAACTTTTTCAAAAACAACTAGACAATATGGTTGAGTACTCCTTTGGATTTTTAGAAGGAGCCGAAGATGGCAAAAAAATATTTTTAGATAATCTTGCAAGGGGAACTATTGAGGGATTAAAATTATACATAGACGCTATGGCAAGAGGTAACCCACAAGCATTGCACCACGTATATGAATGGTACCAAACAGGCAATAGGGGACAAAGATTGTTTGACATTGAATATAGAGTAACAAGTCTAGGAATATCTATTACTTCTAAATTTAGACAATCTCAATCTATTCAATCTGGATCTTATGAACCATTTTATAATAAGGCAAAAATTATGGAAGAAGGAGTTCCTGTTGTTATAAAGCCAAAGAATAGCAATGTCCTTGTTTTTGAGGACGACGGAGTCACAGTATTTACTAAAAAAACAATAGTTAATAACTCCCCTGGAGGAAGAGAGGTTAAAGGGTCTTACGAAAAAGTATTTGATGGATTTATGAACACATACTTTGCTCAATCATTTTTAACCTCAACAGGCCTTTATCAATACCTAGATAATCCTAAGATATATAAAAAGAATTTTACAGCAGGAATTAAAGGCGGTAGGTCAGTAGGAAAAGCAACGGGATTTAAATGGATGGTTAATGCAAAAGTTGAGGTAGAATAGTAATATGGTACTCGCCAGAGCAAACTTTGATTTTCCAGCATCATATATCAATGAGTATTTGCATGAGCAATTTAGTAAATATGAAGATATAAACATGGCTATAAATCCAAATGTACCATCATATATTCCATTTTTGCCTGCAGCACAAGCAGTTAATATTTCAGACATTTATCAGGATTTACAGACATCGGCAAATGAAAAACTTCCTGCTGTTTTATTTTATGACCGAATGATGCGCCTAAGATCTAGCGCTTTTCCAGTAGGCAAAAGAGAGCAAGTTTTGTATACAGTATACGGAGATATTGAAAGTTGTACTAATATTGGAAATGTAATGCTAGCGGTCCTAGATCGAGAAGACTACTCTGCTCAAGATTTAAATAAATGGATGACCGATAACAAAGCAAGCCTTGTTGCAAAAGAGTTACCCATGAAAGTATTTTTTAGAAGCATCAGGGTCTTTCAAGCAGACGAGTCTCAAGACTTGGTTGAGTTGGACGGATACAGAAGGGGAAGTGTTCACAAGTACATAGTAGAATACGACTATCATCTAAAAGACAATATAGACTTTCTTGAATTTGATAGGCCATTACATCCACAATGGCCACAAGAAGAATCATAATAAAAGGCTGTATAATTATGGATGAGGAAACAAATCGTCCATATACTAACCACAAAAAGAGGTGAATAAATGGCATATACAAGAGGTACATCTAGCGATATTATCGTTGGCGCTGCTGCACTGTTTACAGCAGATAGTACATTAACACCAGGAACTGTCCCTGCTTTCGTTTCAACTGAGTCTTACAAAACGACTCTATCTAATAGCGCTAATATCGCTGGCGGAATTGAAAACGTAGGATATACAAGTAATGGTATTGAAATCACATTCCAACCTGATTTCGGCGAAGTTCAAGTAGACCAAATTCTTGACGTTGCAAAACTTTACAAACAAGGTATGCAAGTAACACTTGCTACTTCTTTTGCAGAAGCAACTCTAGAAAATCTATTGTTCTCAATCGCAGGACAAGGCGATGATCTTTCAGGCAGCAAAACAACATCTGCAGGACGCACACTCAACCTCGCTTCTGGCGATATCGGTGAATGTCCAGTAGAGCGTGCTTTGATTGCAGTAGGTCCAGGAACAGGTGATTGTGACGAGTCATCTAGCGTTGAGCGTGTTTATGTTGCATACCGTGCACTTTCTATTGAAAATGTTACAGTATCAGCAAAGCGTGACACAGCAACAATGTTTGATGTTACTTTCCGTCTTCTACCAGAAGACTCAACAGGATCTTACGGAAAAATTATTGACCGTACAATCCAAGGTTCATAAAAAACTTAATAAAGAAAAGAAGGGCCCACTAGTCAAACTGGTGGGTCTTTTTTTTGATATAATGGAATTATGGCAAACACTGTTTATGATATTAAAAATGTATACTCTGTTGATAATTTTGAAATAGAAGTTAGTCCTTTAAAAATTAAATATTTAAGGGAATTTATGGATACCTTTCAATTAGTCAAAGATACTAATGGCGATGATGAAGCCACAGATGTTTTGATTGAGTGCATTAGAATATGCATGAAACAGTTTCATCCAGAATGGTCTAAAAATAAAAAAGATGTAGAGGACAATTTTGACATGCCGACAATATTTGAAATATTAGATGTAGCAGCAGGGATCAAAGTCAATAAAGACTCAAAAGATTCCGTGGCAAAAAACGTTACAGAGGACAAATCGGTTTGGGCAGATCTAGATTTAGTAAAATTAGAATCAGAAGCATTTTTGCTGGGAATATGGAAAGACTACAATGAATTAGAAACTTCTATATCTATGCCAGAACTAATGGCCATTCTTAAATCAAAAAGAGAAGTTGATAATGAAGAGAAAAAATTTCTTGCTGCTATCCAGGGTATTGATTTAGATAAGAATAAACCACAAGAAGAAGACCCCTGGACTAAGTTAAAAAATAAAGTATTTAATGGCGGAAGACAAGATAATGACATTCTTACCTATAAAGGCGACAAAGCGAGGAGAGCAGGCTTTGGCATTGGCATGGGGTTAGATTATGAAAATCTAAATTAATGTATAAAAAAACAAGGTTTTGTGATATAATTAAGTTCAACCTAAACAGGAAGGGAAGTATATGCCAACAGTAAAATCAGAAGGAACAGAACTCGTCTTGATGGATGGAACAAAGATTAGTGTTAGACCACTAAAACTTTCGTTGTTAAGACCATTTATGAAGAAGTTTGAGCAGGTCGCAGCAGTAGCCGAAGATAATGATAAGTCTATGACATTACTCGTAGAATGTGCTCAAATTGCTATGGAGCAATTTAGTCCTGAATTATCTAAAGACATTGATAAGTTAGAAGAAATATTAGATCTTCCAACAACTTATAAAATTATTGAAGCAGCCTCTGGAATTAAATTAGCAGATGCAAATGCTCTTTTAAATACAGTACTTGCAAATAACGAATAAATAAACGGGGTGTAAATGAATGGCTGATGTAAACGCTAAAATTGGCGTAAGTATAGATGCATCCGCCGCTTTAGCAGAATTAAAAAGTTTACAGAGGCAACTAGCAGCCTTTCATTCATCTCTATCAAAAGGCAGCGCAGCCTCTGTCGCAGCGCAAAAAAATCTATCTACTAATCTTTTAAATTCAATTAATGCTACGGGCAAATTTACTGCCCAAATGGGATTAGTAAGAAGTTCTACAGAATCCTTTACTCACTCACTTGAAACAAACAAACTTTCAATGCGTGAGTATTTCCGTTATGCAGGCGGATCTACCAGAACTTTTGGAAAATTATTTAAACAAGAATTTAACACTATCGGGAAAGTTGCTGAAGAACGTGTTAAAAAGATGCAGACTCAATATATTAAAATGGGTCGTGATGCATCTGGAGCAATTAAGGCAATGTCAATTACTCCAAGAACATTGGACATGAATGACTATGCAACTAAAACAGCGCTAGCAGCACAGAAACAAGCATTATTTAATCAACTATTAAAGCAAGGATCTACAAATCTTTTAAATTTTGGTAAAAACACTCAGTGGGCAGGTCGTCAATTAATGGTAGGTTTTACAATACCACTTGCATATTTTGGAACAGCAGCATCAAAAACATTTATGGATCTTGAAGCACAAGCCATTAAATTTAAACGTGTCTATGGAGATATTTTTACAACTGCAGATGAAACTAATAAAGCATTAAAAGAAATACAACTTCTTGCTGAAGGGTTTACTAAATATGGTGTCGCAGTTACTGAAACTATGGAAATGGCTGCCAAAGCAGCAGCAATGGGTAAAACTGGAGCAGACCTTACAGCACAAGTAGCACAAGCAACTCGTCTTGCAGTTCTTGGCGGGGTAGAACAAGAACAAGCACTAGAAACGACCATATCAGTAACAAACGCTTTTGGAATAGCAGCAGAAGACCTAGCAAGTAAAATTAACTTCCTTAACGCAGTAGAAAACCAAACTGTAGTATCTATTGAAGATTTAACTGTTGCAATCCCCAAAGCAGGCCCAGTAATAAAACAACTTGGCGGATCTGTTGAAGATTTAGCATTTTTCTTAACCGCAATGAAAGAAGGAGGAATTAATGCATCAGAAGGCGCTAACGCACTTAAGTCTGGTCTTGCATCATTAATTAATCCAAGCAAAAAGGCTAGCGAAATGTTGGCTGGTTTTGGAGTTAACATTAAAGCAATTGTTGAGGGCAACCAAGGCAATATTAGAGAAACAGTTGTAGATTTTGCTCAGGCATTAGACACACTAGATCCGCTAAATCGCTCCCGTGCAATTGAACAACTATTCGGCAAGTTTCAATTTTCACGTTTATCAACACTATTTCAGAACATAACAAAAGAAGGCACTCAGGCTTCTAAGGTCTTAGGCCTTGCCTCAGCGTCAATTGAAGAACTTGCAATTTTATCTGAACGAGAATTAAAGACTGTAGAAAATGCTATAGGAACTGACTTTAGAGAATCTGTTGAAAAATTAAAAGTTGCAATTGCGCCAATAGGAAAAACATTTTTGCAAGCCGTAACTCCTATGGTAAAGGTTATAGGATCCTTATTAGATAAATTTGATAATTTGAGTGAAGGTACTAAAAAGTTTATTGTTGTAGCAGGAACTTTAGTTGGAGTTATTGGCCCTGTGTTGTTAATGACATTTGGTTTAGTTTTAAATGCTACGGCAAATATTGTTAAATTGTTTGGAACACTAAGGGCTGGATTTTTAAAATCTGGGGCTAGTACCAAAGTTTTGGCTGATCAAACAAATTATTTAAATTCAGAACAACTAGAAGCAGCAACAGTTGCAACTTCATTGGATCAGGCGCACAACAGACTTACTCAATCATTTACAATAGAAGCAGTAGCAGTTCAAGCATTAAGAAAAGCATATATTGACGCAACAGTAGCAGCAGCAAATTTTGCCAGAACAAATCCAGGAATGATGAATCCAGGATTTAGAAATCTTGGCCCTAAGAAATTTGCATCAGGCACAACTGGCGTTGTCGGTGGAACTCCAGGAAAAGATTCTGTCCCATCTTTATTAATGCCAGGAGAGGCTGTTATTCCTACAGATACTGCACAAGATAATAGATATAAACCACTTGTGGCAGCGCTTGTTACTGGAAAAATTAAAAAATACGGAAAGGGAACTGTTTCTGCAGGAGATGACTATACTCACGTAGGCGGGGGAAGATTAACAAATATAGATGACATAATTGCACAAGGAAGACTAACAGAAAATGAAAAACTTCAAGCCCAAGTATATAGAGATGTGTTAAAAGCAACAGGAAAATCTCCAGAAGCAAGAGCATATGGTTCTTTAGCACTTTCATTTGATCCTAACCTAAATAAAGGTTTGGCAACAAGAAATGGTGTGTCGTTAGGCGATTTTGAAAGAGAATGGGCAAGTCGCCCAAACAAGTGGGCACCTTCAGGACTAACTTCATCACAAACTCAAGCAATTGATTCAGCAATGATGGATCAAATAAGAAGATCTCCAAGGGTTACTGATGCTGTTATAGAAAATGCTTTTAAGAATGTTCCTGACAATATTAAATCTACTCCAGCATATCAAAAAATGCTAAGTCAGTATGACAGAATTGGCGGATACTCTTTAGGAAAAGGATTAGGGTCTACCCCTCAAACTAGCGCTCAAGTTTTAGAGCAAGCAAAACGTGCTGGGATTATTAAAGATTTTAGAGTTGAAACAAGACAAAGACAATCTGGAGCAACTGGAACAAAGAGTCTTATTGTTACAACTAATGATGGAAAAGAGGTAAGTCTTGGTCGTGGGTCAAAGGCCAATAGAATTTATTTTTCAGATAAATCTTTAGCAAAAGGCTACCAATCTACAGCATCTACTCTGGCAGTAGCCAAAGGAGAAATTTATCAAACTAAAGATGGAAAAACTGGCGTAGTTGGTGGACAAACTGGAGAACCAAAACCAAGTGGTAAAACAATAACAGCAAATCCAAGAGATACAAGACTTATGCCTACATCTAATTTGGCAAGAATTTTTCCATACGGCGTCAAGGGTCCAAGATTTTCTGGTGCAATGGGTGGAGCAGAAGATTCATCCTTAATGACTGGAAAATCATTTTCACAAACTGCAAGTGGCCTATATGTTCCAGAATCTAAACTTATTGATGCAATAGAAAAAAATACTGATTCATCTAAAGAAAATACACAAAATGATAAACAATCAAAAAGAGAAGCAAAAGCACAAAGAATGAACCGTATGACCAGCATAGCAGGTCCAATGTCTATGGTTGCAGGAACTGCTGCAATGGCTGGTTATGCCACAGGAAATACTGGTTTAGGAAATGTTGCTATGGGAGTTTCTGGGTTAGCAATGATTGCTCCAATGCTTGCAAATCCACTAGGTGCAGCAGCAGCAGGATTAACAGCGTTAGCAGCATCTGTTGTTCTTATTAGAAGGGCATTTGATAGCGCACAAGATAGTGCTATGAAAATGTCTGAGGCGATGGGAAGTGGAGATAAGGCAATACAAGATCTTGCTATATTTTCAAACAGGGTAAGTGCTGGAGAAATTATGGATAGAAGAAGGGGGAATCTTCTTAATCCTTTTGCAGTCCAAACTGGTAAAACAACATTTGGCGAAAACTTTGTTAAGTCTGAAACAGGCAAATCTATGGTGTCTGGTGTTTCTGAATCTATTAAAACTGGGGGGACTCAATCTGCACAGGGGCAATTATTAAATCAGTTAGCAACCGGAATTGCTGCGGGCGCAATTAATCCAGCACAAGCCAGAAGTATTGCTGCCAACATAGCATCAGAAATAGGAGACTATTCATTTGGAATTAGTGTTAATGCAAAACTTATAGATTTGATTGGCGTTAATGGAGAAAATCTAATGAAAGACCCATTAAAGTTAAGAGTAACGCTGATGGAAGAATCACGTCAAGGTTTGGCAAAACAATCAAAACTTTTATCATCTGCTGGAGCAGGAGCAATGACAAAAACACAAACAAAGGTTGGCGCAATAGGTTTAGGTGCAATGGGTGCGATTGGCGGTGGAGTGTTAGGGGCTACAGCAGTTGGTGCCACTGCTGGATCAGTTGTTCCAGTTGTTGGAACTGCAATTGGCGCAGCAATCGGTGCAGCAATTGGTGCTGGAGCATTATGGTATAGTCAAAAAGGACAACAAGAAAAACTTGGCAGGGCATCTGGAGCAAATGTTGCTATGCAAAAAATGGCTTTAGAACAAAGCCAACAAATGCAAGACTCTTTAAGACTTGAGTATGAACAAAGAATTGCTAACGCTAAGGCTGCTGGAGACACTGTAAAAGCAATTCAATTGCAAAATGAATATCAACGAGCAAACACTACACTGCTTGAGCAAAATGGAAAATTAGTTACAGATATACAAAACACATATAAAAATTCATCTGGAGCAGTTCGTGGAGCGCTTGAAACTGGATTAGACAAACAGATTACAAGTAAATATAAAGATACTGCTATGGCAGATATAGCACCGCTTGCTACAGATTTATTAGGTGGTTCGTCTTTGTCTAAAGAAGCACAATTTACTTTAAAAATGCAACTAGCATCTGGTCAAATGGACCCAATGCAAATTGTTAATTTAATGGAAACATTTGGACAAGATTCAGAAACTTTAACCAAAGTTATGAATATTGTTACAAAGTTTGGTGGTGCTTTTGCTAATCAAGCCATGTCAGTTGTTAACCTATTCCAGGATAAAAATGGAAATCCGCTTAAAGAACAGCAGACAAAATTTATTGCGGACATTAGTGGTAAAACTTCAGAAGAAGCAGAAAAATATCTAAAACTTTTTGCAGATATAAGTAGGGTTGGAAATGTTATGGATATTGAAGTTGCATTAACATATTATAGTAATAATCCAATTGAAGCAGCAAACCTACAATCAACAATAGATAAAATTAATGAGCAAAAAGGAAAAATTGATTTAGAAATTGCAACAAAAATATTAGGGGCAAAAGAGATGGAGGTTTTAAGAAAAGATCAAGAATATTTTAGCAACCTTCCACCAGAACAACAAAAGGTATATTTGCAGACACTTACGACAGTAGCAAACATTGAGGGCAATAATGCAGAAGCAATTCAAAATTGGCTAACACAAAATCCAGACAAAACTGTATTAGATTATTTGGCCGAACTTGCACAAAAAGTAACAAAGATTAGTATAGATAACACAATCCCAGGTGGTAATAAAAATGTACAAAGTGGCAATAGAGATACCACATTTGACGATATTTTAATTAATCTTAAGAGAACAAGAGATGCCACAATAAATGCAACTAAAGGCGCAGGAGAACTTCTAAGAGTTCTTGGTGGAGCCAAAGACATTAAAATATTTAATGGCATTGATCAACAATTAGCAAGCCTTGGTGCAAATACAGATTTTATTGATTGGGTCGGCGGAGCAGAAAAAGCAATTCAAAATAAGTTAATTAAAGTGGCAAAAGATGGCATAGTTACAATAACTGCTTTGGGAAAGGCTGCTCAAAAAGCATTTGACGAAAAGGCACTTGGTTTATTTAATGCTGAACAAATAAATGCAATTAATGGAGCGCAAGCACAAAGAACTGCATTTGTAAGGTTAACTGCAGCAGGAGTAAATCAAGCACAGGCCTTAGAGTTAGTTGCTGATGCAAACTTGGCAATTGCTATTTCACGTATAAAAGATATTAAAGAGTTAGAAAAGTGGATAGAAACATATAAAACTGCAAAAGATTTAATTGATAAAACAGCAAGACAAAATGACCCAATTACAGCATTTAGAAATGATATGGCCAAAGTTAGTGAAATGCTAGATGTTCAAGAACAGCAGGCTAGGGCTAAATATCAACCAGAAATTGATAGAGTAAATGGTTTAATTGAAGCAAACGAAAAAGCAATAGAGGCCAAACAACGCTACTCTGAGATCACTTATGACAGACCAATTCAACAACGTCAGTCTGAAATCACAGAACTAAACCACGATCTTTCCTTAATAGAAAAAACAGCCTCAACAATAACTGAAAAATATGGCAAACAGAGGGACGCTTTAGAGCAAGTTTATTCAATTAACCAAAGAATTGCCGATCAACAAAAGTCTAAAATTTCCCTTGCTGATGCATTAACAACTGGAGATATTTCTCAGGCAGCACAAATAGTACAAGATATTAGAAATCAAGAACAGGTTTATGCAAAAGAGCAAAGTTTAAATGCTTTAGAGATTGCCCAAACCAATGAAATAAATGCTTTAAGATCAGCAGGCGGATTATCTAAACTTCAAATTGAACAAAAAATTTATACCTTGGGAGAAGAAATATACTCTCTAGAACAAAAGCAGGCAGTTGTTGCAGCAGAAATTGTTGTGCTTCAAGATAAAAACTATAACTTAAAAGTTGGGGAGTTAGCAAAAGCACAAGGACTACTTGATAACGAAATAAAACTTATTGAACAACAAAGACTAAAATATGCAGAAGCAGAACTTGCTATTAAAAGTGCAGAAGTTAAAACTAAAGATTATATTAAAGCATTAGAAAGCGCAGAAAACGTTTTAAAGAGAATGGCAATTTTATGGGCGACTCTAGGCAGTAAAACATCAGCAGATCTAGGAGGCATTACAGGAGCAGTTGAAGACCCAAAGGATAAAATTAAAAATGACGAAGAGAAAGACAAACCCCCAGCCAAAACAAACCTTATAAGCGTTACAGCCAAAAACGGACAAACATTATCTAGTATTGCTAAGGCAAACAATACAACCGTAAAAGAATTGCTTGCCATAAACCCAGTATTAACCAGCAATCCTAAATATAATAATGGAAATACAATCTTTAACGGAACAACAGTTAAAGTTCCAGGAAAAATGTATGGAGGCGTTGTTTCTGGAAGTGGAATGCTAGATAAAGTTCCTACCATGCTTACTCCAGGAGAATTTGTCATGAATAGGGCTGCTTCACAAAAATTTGGACCATTACTAGAAAGGATGAATGAGTCTAAATATCCAGGAAGTTTATCACTTGGAGGAACTCCTGCAGTAAATGTGGTTAGCAATAACTCAGCAAAAAATAGCAACACTTCAGTGTATAATTATAGTTTAAGTGTTGGGGTAAACGGAACTTCTGCAAGCCCAGACGACATTGCAAGAACAGTAATTACACAAATTAGAAATATGGATGCTCAAAGATTGAGGGGGAATAGATACTGATGGCTAGTGCAGCGTATTTAGCAGGTAGACGTAGATATGTACTGCCACAGGCTATGCTTTGGTCTGAAAATCCAGGAACCCTATCTAACGGATTCTATTATCCTGATGGATACGAAATTGGATCAAATTTGACTGGCGTATCAGAAAATGAGAAAAATACATTTTTAATTTTATCAGATCACAATAGGAATGAACTGTCTTTTGGCCAAGAAAGAATTCAAAAAAGAGAAAGAATGATTAACGGAAACATGAGAGCCTATAACATAGCAGATAAAATTAATTTATCAACTTCTTGGCAATTGTTGCCATCAAAGTCATACATAGATAACCCATCTTTTGATTCTAATGGATTGACAAATCTTCGTGGAGGCTTAGGCGAATTTACTGTTGATGGTGGTGCAGGGGGATTAGAATTATTAGGATGGTATGAAAATCACAAAGGACCATTTTGGGTTTATTTAGCATATGATAGATATGATGATAAAACAAAATATAATCAAATTGTTCAAATGTATTTTAGAGATTTTTCTTATTCTGTAGTAAAAAGAGGATTTACTAATCATGACCTATGGAATATTAATATAACGCTAGAAGAGGTCTAAAGTGTTTAGCAATAGTGACCTTGTAGAATATTTAAAAACATCCAACGATATATCTTTGCAGTCAGTCGTTATTGCTGAATGGAATATGAACGTGCCTGGCAACATTAAAAAGGTAGGAAATTATAGATATAGACCAAATGATATTTCTAGTATTTATAAAAATATTCCTAACACTTTTGATTTAGAGGACAGCGGAGATTACTATACAAATGCTGAATTATCTTATGAACAAATACAAAATACATATAATACCAACGACACACTACAACTATTTCAATCTTTAGATCAAAAAAAATCTTTATATTATTCTTTGGAGGATTGTCTTAAACCATTTAGGCCAAGATCTGGCATTAACAAGATGTCATTTTTTGATAAAAAATATATACCAACAAATGTTATGTTTGGAAACAATGCTCCAAGATATTACATGTCATCACGAAACGATATTTTTAAATACTGGTCATCCTATAGAAAAGAAAATGGAACTGAAAGAGGTATCGCAAATAAAACAATTAATGGTATTAACTATATAGAAGACTCATGTCCTTTTGTCGTATACAAAGAAAGCGTCCCGTGCAATAGAATTGTTGTAAAAATGCAAACGAATGTTGGGCAGAATGATCCTGGAAATTTTCAAGACATTGTTGGCACAGACTCTAGCCCATTTTATGGCAATCAAAATAAAACCATTCCAAATAAATTTAAGGTACAAATTTTAAAAAATAATAACTGGATAGATATTTTAAATGTTGATCAAAATAGCAGAAGATTGGACGACTCTGATATCATTGGGCCAGATGGATATTTAGAATTGTCATATTTAAACAATGAATGGTTTTTAAAATCTGAGTCAGTTGACTACAATACTTCATTTGTTACAAAAATTTCTGATCCGATAAAAACTACTAAGATAGATAATACATTTTTTTATAATGAATTTGATTATATTGATGGAATAAGAATAGTAGTTTTATCAATGAATAAATTTGATTCGGTTTTTGATTTAATTGAAATGTCTCCAAGACTTTCTGTAAATATTTCAAATAATGTTTTAGACTTTCAAATAACAAAAACAATGTCTGATATGTCCCAAGGTGCTATTCCGGTAGGCCAATTACTTGCCTCTAATGGCACCGTTACTATTTTTGATGAAGAGTTGGCCTTTAATGAAAATAATGAAAATAGTATTATAAAAAATTATTTAAACAAAAATATTAAGTTTGTTTTTTATGAAAATATATACAATGATAATTTAACAATAAACTATTTTGTTCCAATTAAAACTTTATATTCGGACAATTTTCCGCAGGCAACTGACGATGGATCTACAATATCAATTAGTCTTCGTGATTTTTATTTTTATTTTGAATCTCAAACAGCACCAAGGATGCTTTTGACTGACGTATCTTTAAGTTTTGCAATATCAACATTATTAGATTCTGTAGGATTTTCAAATTATACATTTAAAAGAATTGGATTAGAAAAAGATCCAATTATCCCTTATTTTTTTATTGCACCAGATCAGAGTTTGGCTCAGGTTTTAAATGAGTTAGCAGTGTCAACTCAGACTGCAATGTTTTTTGATGAATATAATAATTTTACTATCATGAGCAAAAATTATATAATGCCAGAGGCTGGAGAAAGAGAGTCATCATTTACTTTAGTTGGCACAAATAACCAACAAGAATTAAAAGGCATAATGAATAATCAAGAAAATTTAGATGTAATCAAAAACAAACCATTGTCTTCAGACCTGCCAAATATTATTTCTATATCTTCACAAGATAAAAAAATATATAATGATGGAAAAATTAACTATACCTCAAGATATATACAAAGATCTTATGGGTCAATTAAACAAAGCACTTTAGTAGACAAAGAAAAAACCTGGATCTATAAACCATCATTGTTATGGGAAGCATCTGGAGAAGATGTATTAAAAACAATAAACTCCCAAGTAGACAAACAATCAAGTTTTGTTTTAGGTGCGGTCCCCATTAATTCTGATTTACCAATATCTATTCCTTCAGTATCTAATGGATTTATTATTGATAATACCGTTGATTTAGGAGAAAATGTTTATTGGTTAACCAAATATAAAGGATATTTTTATTCTAGCGGGGAGGTTATAAGATATGACGCTGTTCAATTTAACATAACAGGAATTGGTAATATCTGGATATCAAACAATCAGGAGTATCAGGAATATATGGGATCGCTTCCGTTTAATGGAAAAATATATCCAACAGGATTAATTAGAATTTTAGCAAACCCCTACTACGAAACAATTGATGGCGACACAAAAATAAAAAATGGTCCAGTTTTTGAACATGGAAGAGGACAGTTTGGAACATTGGTTGCCAGCCATACAGCAGGCATATCAAACAATTGGACAGAAGACACATACCTTCGTGGTTGCAATATGAAGTCTAATTATTTATTTACAACTAGTCCAGAAATTGAATACCCTATAGATCTTACAGTTGGTGCTGCTGGAGTTAATAATACGCTGGCTAAAAAATGTTCAAGAACTGGCATAATTAAAAACTTTATGACAAGCAATTACTTAACCGAAACAGAATTAAATAGTTTGCAATCAACTCAAACTGGAACAATTCAATCATCGGCATTAGTAATGTCTGGCCCATCTTTTAGTTCTACAGATACTCCAGTTGATTTTATATCTTATGTATATAAACCGTTAGATAGTTCTTACAAACATTTTGGAACTAGAATGAGAATTGTTGGTAGCGTAAATACAAGCGAAGATAGACTTCAGACTCCAATCGGAAGCACAACATATTACCAAGTGCCAACAACACAACCAAACCAAAGTACAAACATTGGTGGTGGTTCTGGTGGCTTAGGAATTATGATTAACCCAGAAACAAACAATGGATATTATTTTGAGATAATTGCGTTATCAGAAAAAAATATTGAATCATACTTAAAGATTAAGTCTGATGGTTCATCTGAAAATAATATTTCAAATATCGTTTTTTATAAAATTAAAAAAGACAGTGCTGGCAATGCTATTCCAATAAAACTTTGGTCAGGACTAACTAATATTTTAGTAGATGATGGTAAATTTACTGGTCAATACAGAATGTCTGGAGAAGAAAACCCGACAGTTTATGATTTAGCAGTAGAGTATTCTAATGTTGGAACAACAAGAAAATTTTATTTATATATTAATAACAAACTAATTGGCATAGTTGATGACACAGATCCACTTCCGGTGTATAACAATGTTTCTCTTTTTGTTAGAGGATCATCAAAATGTATGTTTGAAAATATTTATGCTTTAAACGAAAACTATTCTCAAAACACAGTTTTTAATGTTGCTGACTCTATATCTTCTGTGTTTGGAGCAAATGAAATTAATGCAAACTCAGCATTAAGAAAATATGCAATGAGTGGGGTTGTTCAATCTACATATTTAGAGGGTATATCTAGTTTGCAGCCACCAAAATACAACATGTATTATGATGAGTTTGGTTCTATTTTTAGAGAAGTTGCATACTTTAATGTTAAATATGATAAAGCCTATCCAGCGCTATATGCAAAAATATCTCCAACACCAAACACAACAAAGGGATATGTTGTTTCTGGATTTCAGGCAGACTCTTACGGAGCAGAATTTTTAGTATTTAATGCAACAGATTCTGCACTTAATTTAGATGAAACTGGCGGAAACTATTTAAAAATTCAAGGAATAACATTTACACAAGATACTACATATACCGTATCCGTAGATGATTATTTTAATAAAAAATCAAATTTTGCTGAATTGGATAATTTAGATAATAATACAATTAGATCTAATCTGGTAAGCATTCAAGATTACAACTATATAAAACAAAGTAGATTAAATCATGGTATTAGTAGTTTTACTTTAGAGACTCCATATATTCAAACATTGTCCGATGCTGAAAATATTTTAGGATGGATTGTTAAAAAATCAATGAAACCTAAAAAACTTGTCGGAGCACAAATATTTTCTTTACCAATACTTCAATTAGGGGATCTTGTACAAATTGACTATAATAAAGATGGAGTAGATTTAATCTGCAGTCCAGCCAAACAGTTTGTTATTTATAACATGGACTATCAGAGAAATTCAAACGGACCAAGCATGACAGTATATTTGGCGGAGGTGTAAAATGCCAGGAGAAAATTCAGGTCATGGCAAAACCATTGATTCAGAAACTAGAAGAGAAAACAATCGTGCTCAGATTGCTAGGGATTTGGCTTACCAAAATTCAATGGATTCAGAAACCAGAAGAGAAAATAACCGTGCTCAAGTTGCTAAAGATTTAGCGGGTTGGAGACAAGAAGAACAAAAGCAAAAAGAAACCCCCAAGTCACAAACTATAAATAAAGAGCGGGTTACTTATAGAGAAGGAGAAAGAGAAGATCCACCTAAGAAAGTTCCAGAACCAATATTTAATCCTATTCCATTTTCAGGATCTCCTGAAGTTATTTTTACGCCAACTGTTGCAGCAATTCCAGTAACACTGCCACCCCCTCCTCCACCGCCAGCCACTACTTATAAAGTAAAAGTTGCCACCCCAGAAATAATTTTATTTGATGATGAAACTTTGCCTATAGAAACATTAACAGATATCTTATTTGAAGATATAGGCGGTCAAGAACTCTTATCTATGTCTAGGCATGACATAGTCAGTGGCAACTATATTCCAAACCAATTAATTAAAAATCTTACATCCTTAAATCAGGAATTTTCTTCAAAACGTTTGCTAAGCCTTCAAAATACCTCAGACAAATATTTTTCTAATTTTGGTATTAAATTAGAGAATAAGATACCATTTGTTGGTAACGGTCTAAACGGAGAAAATATATACCTAGATGAATCTCAAAATGTTATTATTGAGTTAGTTAATTTAGATATAGATGAGCAGGTAGAAGTTCAATTAAGCATAGGTGGTACAATGTATACTATAATGCTTGGAGTAGTGGAATCATGATAACTAATACTGGGAAGTATATTATTGCAAAGTACTTGCTTGGTCAAACCCCAGCCTATGCCTCTTATATGGCCCTGGGATGCGGTGCTAAGCCTTTAGACACATCCGATACACCTTTGGACTACTCCGCAAAACAAAATTTAGATTTTGAAATGTTTCGTATACCAATAAGTTCTAGGGGGTATATTGTAGAAGACGGTCAATCAAAACTAGTACTAACCGCAGAACTGCCAACGGAAGAAAGATATGAAATTTCTGAAGTGGCTATATATTCTGCTGGATCAAACCCGTACGCTGCATCATATGACAGTCGAACTATTTTAACATTTACTCAGGGAGAAAATTGGCAACATATATCCCCAAGTGCTACTACGGATATTTTAAGAATTACTCAGCCATTAGACGGATCATTGTCAGATAATATTATTGAAACTACGTCAAAAGTTTTCGAAACCAATGCAGACAATAAAATATTTTACAATACAAACAGAGCAGCACGATATGAGCGCTGCCGATATTATAACAATATTATTGCCTTGCGTGGAGATTCCTCTACAATGACAACTTCTGGCGAACATTTAGTTGTAGCAACAGGTCCAGAATATATTAGGGCAACTGGAATCTCTTTAGATTTTTCTAAAAATGCTCCATCAGATGAACTAAGATTTGCTTTTTCTGTAATTAATAAAGATGGAGATTCTTTATCTGTTCCAGATACAGTAAAAATTATTGTTGAGTTTACTAGCAGTATTGATGCAACTAAATTTTCTAGATTTGAAACAACTTTAGCAAATGGTACTGGCTTTGGACAACATGATTTTTCAACCAATAGATATTGTGTTGTAACAAAAGAAAGACAAGAACTTTATACCACATCAAATTTTACATGGACATCTGCCGATACTATTAACATTTATGCTTCAGTTGTAGATGGTGGAACTGCGTCAGATGATTTTTATGTTGTTTTAGATGCACTAAGATTTGAAAATTTAAACACGCCTAACCCACTTTATGGAATGGTTGGATACTCGGTAGTTCAAAATGATACTGCTTCAGCAATTATTAAATCTCCAAATACAAGCAATTATGTAGAATTTAAATTTGCTATTGGTGTCGGATAATGGCAGACGCTGGAATTAAAAGAACTATAATAAAATCATCAGATCTTCCCCCAACACTAGGAGACAATCAAACCCTAACTTACACATTAAGATATCGTATATTGTCAGAAGATAAGAATAGGTTTTCGCACTGGTCTCCAATAAAAGAAATAACAATAAATAATACATTTGATGAAACTGGCTTTGATCCAAATAATTTAGCAACTACAAATATTCCATATAGCATTAACGTTGATAGTCAAGCAAATATAGTTAACATTTCATGGACAATGCCTGCATTATTAATTGTAAACCCAACAGAAGAAGAAAAAATATTACAGGAAAAGCAGGCTGCAATTACAGAGTTTGATGTTTATGTTCAATGGAAAACAGGTGAAGTTGTAAGTAATTGGATTTGGGTTGGAAAATCTACAAGCACTAATTATTCTCTTTCTTACCCACATGGGTCAGGGGCGCCAGATCAGATAAAGATTAGAATACAAAAGGTGACCATAGTAAAGGGACCATTTGATGCAGCAACATATCTAATTAGTGACTTAGAAAACATAAACTGATATAATAATAAAAGGAGAAAAATGTCAAAGATACCATTACCAGAAAGAGGGCAACCTTTAGATGTAACGTATATCTATCAGTTAGCCGAGGCAATAAATGATGTTGCAACAGAGGTTTCTTCAACCACCTCTAATTATGCAACTGTAGATACTACGGGGTCCGATAAAGCAAATGTAAAAACTTCAGAACTAAGAGTTGTTGCTGGCAGAGTTGAAATTTTTAATAATACAACTGTAACGCCAACAACAGAAAAAGATTTCTTTTATAATTTTACTACAAACTTTAAATATGCACCAATTGTTACTGCAACTCCAGTTAACGTAGGCAACACTCCAGCGGGTAAAAATGTGTCTGTAATTTTAAAAAACATTACGACCTCTCGTGTGGAGGGTAGCGTTAAATTTGGAGCCTCTGGAGATTTATCTGTATGGGTAAATCTTATTATTGTAGGCATTCCAAATTAATGATTAAATGCTTAAAATGTAAATCAAGAATGTTTATTGATAGGCAATACACTAATCCTGAACATCTTGAAACATTTTGTTTAAAATGTGGCAACAGAAAGTTTTATAATCCACCATCAACGTCAAGCGAGGGGCTATGGCTACTGCAAAAGGAAAAATTGAGGGCCAAGAGTACAATCAGTCATCTGTAATAAAAGGTAGTGGGGCTGTTTGGTTTTTAAATAAAGACTTAGTAAGAGTTCACCACTATAACAGATCAGATGGTACTGTTGCTATTTATAATATTGTAAAAAATAAACTTGAACTTTGTTTTATTTTAGATTTTAAAAAAAATAGAGAAAGGGCATATACTATAGCAGAAACTGCTAAACTTGTCAATAGACATAGAAAGTACATGCCAAGTTTAATAAAACGAGGAGTCATTCCCGTCCCACTTGGTTGTTCTGAAAATGGAAAACGTGGATATCAGATAAGAGCATATTATTCTGAATCGCAAGTAAAAGAGATACGTGATATACTTGCAAGTATACATATTGGCCAACCTAGAAAGGATGGATTAATTACAAACAATATGACGCCAACCAAACAAGAATTGACAAGAAAGATGGGCGATGGTATACTTACATATACAAAAACTGAAGATGGAAGATTTATTCCTGTTTGGAATGAATCAATAAAATAATTTCCCTGGGAGGGACAATGAATAACGAAGAAACAAAAGTAAACGTTACGCTAGGTTATACATTAAATCTTGGTAATTTTCAATCACTAAGATTAGATCTTGGCATTACTGATAGTCGACGTGAAGGCGAAAACATTAATGATGCTTTTGAAAGAGTTTATAAGTTTGTTGAAGATAAACTTACCGAAAAAATTAACGAAGCCAAAGTAGAAATAGACGAATAGTGGCTGAACGCAAAGACCGAATGGCTTTGCTAAGTAGATATAGTAAACTACATACTATAAAGTACGAAGAAAAGCCATCGTTGAACTTAAATGTTGAACAGTGGGCTTCTGATGCGCTAATAGAGTCTTATGGGATAGGAAAATGTTATGACCTACTTGATTACTACTTTAGCGTTTCCTTGTCCCCTTCTTGGAGTTACTTTGCTTATAATGCAGAAAAAATATTTCAGACAAGACTAAATAAAATTAAAGATGATGAAGAGCGTGCAGAGCGTAGGAAAAAAGGAAAGGAATGGCTAAGTGAATAACACAGAGTCTAAACTTATAACGGCGCTACTTAAAGATAAACAAATGCATGTTCTTTTGCAGGCTAATGTTGAAAATCTTTTAAAAACACATACTGACCTTTGGTTGTTTATAAGAAAGTATTATGAAGCAAATAATGCAGTCCCCCCTGAATCACTAGTCGTTGAAAAATTTAGAGATTTTCAAACAATAGAGAATGTTGGTGCAACTAAATATCATTTAGAAGAATTGCAGGCAGAATATCTAACCGATAGTCTAAAAGATATTTTAAGATCTGCTGCAACTGATGTTCAGAGTGGGAATGGAGACATAGCCCTAACAGGATTGATTAATAAAACATCAGAGTTAAAAAAGAATGTTGCTGCAATTAGAGATATTGATGCCACAGATTTAGATTCTGCCGTTGCCTATTTTACCAATGTGCAAAAAATGAAAGAACTAGGATCGGTTGGAATTAAAACAGGTTTGCCAGGATTTGACAACTACCTTCCATCTGGAATTATGCCAGGCCAACTTGGTGTTTTCCTTGCGTATCCAGGAATTGGCAAATCTTGGCTTGCTCTTTATTTTGCGGTACAAGCATGGAAACAAGGAAAGTCTCCATTAGTAATAAGTTTAGAAATGTCAGAAGTAGAGGTTAGAAATCGTGTATACACCATTATGGGCCAAGGTGTTTGGTCACACAGAAAAATAAGCAATGGTGAAATTGAATTAGACATGCTAAAGTCATGGCATGAAAAAAACTTAGTTGGAAAACCAGAGTTTCACATTATTTCAAATGATAGCGGGGGAGAAGTAAATCCTTCAGTTGTTCGTGGAAAGATTGATCAGTATAAGCCAGATTTTGTTATTGTGGATTATTTGCAATTAATGTCTCCAAATCAAAAATCTGATAATGAAACAGTGAGAATGAAAAATCTTTCAAGAGAGTTAAAACTTATGGCAATTGGTGAAGAGGTCCCTATTATTGCTATCTCATCAGCCACTCCTGATGATGTTACAAACCTCAATACAGTACCAACATTAGGCCAGACTGCTTGGTCTAGACAGATTGCTTATGATGCAGATTGGGTGCTAGCGCTAGGCCGAGCAGCAAATAGTGATATTATTGAATGTGCTTTTAGAAAAAATAGAAATGGTTTTATGGGAGAGTTTTTAGTTCAAGCAGATTTTGACAAAGGATACTATAAGTATAAAGATTTTGAGGATTTAAGTGGCAAATAATAAAATAGATTTATATAGCGAAGACCAAGTAAAAAGAGTGTTAGACGGATCTGGCATTAATATAGAGTCAGAAATGGATAATGACTTTATGATATTTTGTCCATATCATAACAACTTTAGGACTCCTGCAGGGGAAGTGTCAAAAACAAGAGGAACCTTTTTTTGCTTTTCTTGTCAAGAAACCAAAGACTTAGTTGAATTAGTAATGACTGCCACAAATAGAACTTATTTTGAAACGGTTAGATTTATTGCAAGCAAAGGGAAAGAAACAAACATTGAACAATTTGTTAATAAAGCCCTTGTAGATGTTCCAGACTATGTTGCTTTTGATGAATTAATTATTAAAAGATTGAATAATCATGCATTGATTTCACCAAGGGCTATGTCTTATTATGAAAGTAGAAAAATAACAAAAGAATCAATTGTTAAATTTAACTTAGGCTATTCGGAAAAACAAGATATGGTTACTGTTCCAGTTCATTCACCAGATGGATTAGCAGTTGGTTTTGTTGGAAGATCTATTGAAGGCAAAGATTTTAAAAATACCCCAAAACTTCCAAAAGCAAAGACACTTTTTAATCTTCATAAAGTAAAAGCATCAGAAAAAGTTTATGTGGTAGAATCTTCTTTTGATGCGATTAGACTAGACCAAGTTGGCTTTGCTGCAGTTGCTACCCTAGGGGCTAATGTATCAAATACACAAATAGATTTGCTTCAAAAATATTTCAATAACATTATTGTTATTGCAGATAATGATGAAGCAGGGGGGAACATGAAAGAGAGAATAGTTGAAAAATTAAAATCTCGTGTCTCCGTAATACAACTTAATATAGAATATAAAGACATAGGCGATATGGATGATAATGCAATCAGAAATTTAGAATTTCAGTTTGACAAATCTATATCGCTTATGCTAAACTAAATACACAAAACACAAAGGAGAAACATATGAGCGTTATTAAGGGACTAAAAAATATCAACGCCCTGCTCGACAAACCAAAATCAGATACACCAAAAGTTCGTTGGCTTAAATTGGCTGATGGACAATCAGTTAAAATTCGTTTTATAGAAGAACTAGATGAGGATTCTGCAAGTTATAATGCAGATCGTGGTCTTGCTCTTGTTGTAAAAGAACATGTTAATCCAAAAGATTATAAGCGCAAGGCTGTAGACACGATGGATTCCGAAGGCCGTGACTGGGCAGAAGAGATGCACAGAAAAGATCCAAAGGCTGGCTGGAGAGCACGCCTTCGTTTTTATTGCAACGTTTTAGTAGATGATGGTATTGAACCACCATACGTAGCAATCTGGTCAATGGGTGTTAGCAAGCAGTCATCATTTAATACAATTCGTGAGTTTGCTTTAGAAACAGGAAGCATCTCAAACCTAACTTGGAAACTTAAGCGTAATGGACAAAGTACAGAAACTAGTTATACTATGATTCCGTCTGCTCCAGATAAAGAACCATTTAATTGGGAAGGGCTAGCACCTTATCCACTTGAGATGGCTTTGCGTCGGATTCCATATGCAGAGCAAGAAAGTTTTTATCTTGGCTTTGATTCACCATCAGTAACTTCAGCAACAAATACTGATTGGTAGTATGAATTACGTAGGACTACACGTACATACACACTATTCGTTAATGGATGGTGTTGCTACGCCAGAAGAATATTTAGAACGTGCCGTGACTCTTGGTATGCCAGCACTGGCAATTACGGATCATGGCACTCTATCTGGGCATCGTGAGTTCTATCGCATTGCAAAAGAAAAAGGGATAAAACCAATTCTTGGCATAGAAGGCTATATGTGTGCTGACCGCTTTGACAAAAGAGACAGGGCGGAAAGAAAAGATCCACTAGATAATGTATACAACCATATAGTTCTTCTAGCCAAGAATAAGCAAGGTTTAGAAAATCTTAACAAAATTAACGAAATTGCATGGACTGAAGGTTACTTTAGAAAACCAAGGTTTGATTTTGAAACATTGGAAAAATACAAAGAAGGAATTATTGTTACGTCAGGATGTTTAAGTGGAATTGTTACCAAGGCAGTAGAACTTGAAGAATTTGCAAAAGCCAAAAAATATATAAAATGGTTTAAAGATACATTTAAAGATGACTATTATATTGAGGTAATGCCACATAACCCGCAACAAGTAAATATGCATTTAATGGATTTGGCAGATGAGTTTGGCATTAAGATTGTTGTTACCCCAGATTGTCATCATTCGGATAAAAGTCAAAAAGAAATACAAGAGTTAAAATTAATTTTAAATACTCATGCAAAATTAGAGAAAAATGTTACTTACGAAAAATCTAAAAAGTATAACGACATGATGACAAAACTTGATTATTTATATGGCAAAGATAGACAAATGAGTTTTAATAAGTTTAATATTCACTTACTAAGCGGACCAGAAATGTTAGAAGAAATGCAAAAACAAATGTTTACAAGAACAGACATATTTAGTTCAACTATTGAAATTATGAATAAAATAGAAGACTATGACATTAAAGAACATTTAAATTTATTGCCAGTTCAATATAAAAATCCAGATCAGGAGTTGGCAAATTTGGCATTTGCTGGATTAGAAGAAAAACGTTTAACTAGTAGTTGGCTAGGCAATGATATATACGAACAAAGACTTGATGAAGAACTATCAATTATTAGAGATAAAAAATTTGCTCCCTATTTTCTTGTTGTAAGCAACATGATTAATTGGGCAAAAAAAGAAAGTATTAGAGTTGGTCCAGGTCGTGGATCTTCTGCTGGCTCTTTACTTTGTTATTTAATTGGAATTACAGAAATTGATCCAATAGAGCATGGGCTTTTATTCTTTCGATTTATCAATCCAGAACGTAATGACTTTCCAGATATTGACACAGATATTCAAGATTCTAGAAGAGAAGAAGTGAAAGATTATCTTGTTAGACAATACAGGCATGTGGCTTCTATTGCAACATTTTTAGAATTTACAGGAAAAGGAATTGTTCGTGATGTTTCTAGAGTTCTTAATATTCCATTATCAGATGTAAACAAAATTTTAAAAACAGTAGATACCTGGGATGATTTTTGTAACTCTAGGTCTACATTAGAGTTTAGAGAAAAGTATCCAGAAGTAGAGGTTTATGGAGAACAATTGCGTGGGCGCATTAGGGGCACTGGAATTCATGCTGCTGGAATTGTTACTAGTAAAGAGCCAATTTTTAAACATGCTCCATTAGAAACAAGATCTTCTCCAGGATCAGAAAATCGCATACCAGTTGTTGGGGTAGATATGGAAGAAGCAGAAAAGATAGGTTTAATTAAAATCGATGCCCTAGGATTAAAAACTTTAAGTGTTTTAGATGACACTATTAAGATGATTGAAAAAAATCATTTTGTTAAAATTAATCCACTTGAGATAGAC